CCGTTGTTTTGTGTTGTATCCATTACGCGCCCGCACCATTACGCGCGCTGTCTCTTCATGGAGTGGTTGATTGTTTTCATTTTTTTCTGATCCGCGTACAGGAAGAAACTTACCCCAGCCTCCGAATGCTTTTACCCATGTATATTCTACTGACCCTGTCGTGGACGTTGTCGCTGTCCTTTCTTCAAAAACGAGCAACCGGTCTAAATCTCCGATCCTTATCCCGCCGATCATTCAATTAAAATATAAGGTGCCAGCAAATCGTTACCGATTTGGTTGACGTTTGAAGTAATTGTACCAAATACCTGAAACTGCCGCGTCTGATCGTAGGTAGTCATTTGCATTTTTATCCAATGCTTTATTGATGCCGGGACCGCTTCGCGCTGCTGGTCAAAGTTTGCAGAACTTGCGCCGTAACCGGCAGTAAAACTAATGATGATTGCGTCTGGCCTGTTATCTATTTGCGGTAAATTAGATGAGGTGAATTTAAACACGCACGGTACGCGCAAGGTGTTTACCTCGTAGTTGCTGGCTGCAAGTGTGTTAAGTACGTTGTTGTGGTAGTACGTTACTAAAGATACCTGAACAACGGGTGACGGTAGAATCCGCCAGTAACCGTTACGATCAACGGGTAAGTCACTCCAGTTTGAGATATACGCCTGGTATCCTTGCTGCATGTATGCGCGATTAGTGCGCGTCTCAGCTTCTTCCGTTGCGGTTCTGATTAGGTCAATGATCTCCGCGTCCATCGTTGCATCGTCAACTATTTTTAGTTGCCGTTTAGCCTCTTCCAGAGTTACCGGAAACTGCGTTGAGGATGTGGTGCGCGTGATCGTTATCATTATGAATTTCTATTGCGCGATTGGTTGCCGTAATATGCCGCGTTTGTTTTGCTCGTGCTATTTTCTTTTCGGGCTACTCTTGTGTATTGAATGAGTTTAGCCATGCCTTCATCTATCGCCTGCTGCGCGAGTTGATCGTACAACTCCACGCGCTCGCCCCTCTTATATCGCCAGCCTTTGTGATGCCCGTCATGGATAAACTCAATCAATATCATGCCTCTATGCTTTTGCTCCTGAATAGCGTTGCGCCTGAATGGTGATCTTGTTCGTCCATTCTTTCAAATCTTTTTCCGTTGCCGGAATACATACGCCGCGTTCCATAAGTTCACGGAGTGTAAATTCTTTTTTTTGGTTTTGGACTTTGTTAAGCGCCTGACCGTTTACAACGGGCTTCACCCATTGTGATCCGATAATTTTTTCCGGCATGTCAACGACTTCACCAGGTACGTAACCAAGTCCGTAACCGGCTGCACCTTCTTTAAATTGAACTAACATTTGTTTTTGGTTTAATTACTAAAAATAAAAGTAGCCCGGCAAATCCGGGCTACTATCTTAACTCAGATTAGGGAGTCAACATATCTGCGCTGAACACCCACGATGCAGGGCGCACTACGTTGAAATCAAACCACTGATGGCTTACGTAGTTTGTCAATGCGCTTGTAGCGTTGACGTAAGGATCGACAATGATTTGATAGCCGCCGAACTGCATGTACTTTGCATCGTCAGGGTTACCAAAGATCACCGCAGAACATACGGCACCGGATGTACCTTTTACAAGGTTGTTCGGTACGTTACTCGAAAGGAATGCGCGATAGCTGTCAATCATTGAAATATTACCTACTCCGGTAGGCGATTGGCCAAACATCCAAGACGGTACGGCATCAATCAAATAGCGACCAGAACCGGTAGAGGTTTCAGTACGCTTTCCGAATGCGTTAATCGAAAAGTTGGTAATGTAAACGCAGCGCGACAAATCAGCACCAGCAGCACCGGCTACTGATTCGAATTGAGTAATGAATGCGCGCGAAAAGTTAGCACCGTTAGCGCCGCCAACTACTGTGCCGGTTCCTGATGTGTTCAAAAATCCGCGTGCCTGACCGGATGCGCCAGTACCACTAATCGCCTGCACGTCCATCACCGTTCCATGTGAACGCAAAATCTGTGTGCGAATTCTGGCTTCAATATCGCTGCCGCCCTGAAATACAGGTGCGCCCATTTGATTCGACAACTGCATAAAACCGGTAGCGCGTTTGGGCGTAAACGACAAGGTGGTAAATAAAGTTGCCGTCATGCTTTCAGTCGCTGTCGCGTTTTCAGTTGCCGCCATCGCTGCGGAGTACAAACTATTTTCGCGTGGATAGTTGATGTTATCCCCAGAGGTGTTCAGGATAACTTCCACGCCAGCACCTACTACAACGTTGTAAGGGCGCAAAGCCTCTACGTAGTTGTTGCGGTCTGTTACGGTATTGATCAATTCCTGTCCTAAGTTTGCGCCGGTGGTAACATCCCGATATTCGCGCTCACGCTGCTCCTGATTCCAAGAGATGTGACGAAGCAAAAGACCGGGAATGCTGGCCGCATCGCTGCGATAGTCAGTAATTCCGCAAGCCTTAAATTCTTCAATCGCTACGGATTGCAATTCTTTTTCTACGCCATCGAGTTTACTGATGTCATTGGCAGAGCGGACGATTTTGTGAAGTTGCGCTTTACGCAAATTCTTTACTTCGCTTTTGCCAACATCGCTTTTTCCAGGGGCAGCAAAATCTACCGGACGAACTTGCGCACGGCTTTCTTCGATCTGCTGCTCCAGATCATGCAACTCTTCACGCATTGCGTTGATCTCGTTTGTCAGCGTTTTCCATTGTGCGCTTTCTTCCGCAGTCCGGGTACGCTGCTCTTCACTTGCCTTGTTGAAAATGTTTTCCCTCTCCTGATTTTTATCAGCTAAGAGTTTTTTCAACTCGATCACTCTTTTTTCAAACATACTTCGTTTTAATTGTGGTTATTTATTTCAAATCAAAAAGCATTAACTCGCGTTCCATTTGGTTAATGTCCGCAAGTGCCTGCTCCATAAGTTGACGATTTTCATTGGGCGAATTAATCTCCGCGCGCTGCATCGCCCTGGATGCAACTTCTGTGTCCTCATACGCCGGATATGTAACCGGACTAACATCGTACAGTCCGGATGCTTCTAAAAGTGTACGCGTCCATTTGCCGTTGATTTTTTCCCACTTATCGCCGTTTGTTTCCGCAAGTGAAAAAGCAAATGAGGACTGGTCAAGATCGCCGCGCTGCATGAGCGTTACAAGATCACGGCTTAACTGTGTGCCGGGATCATCGTACTCATACCATAACCCGCGCTCATCTACACCTACGCGCAAGGTTCCAGACTTTGAACGCGCAAGTAAATGATTCGGGTCGTGATTGAATAACGCGCGAACATCGCTGCCCAGTACTTTGTCAAAAAAGCCGGGTGCAATTCTTTCAGTAAAACCGCCAAGATCATTTGACCAACTATTGAAAACGGCAGCATAACCGCGAACAATAGTTTTATTTTCCTCCATACGAACTTCTACCTTTACAGGCGTTCCGTATGTTGAATTAAATCTCCTTTCAATTTGCATGGCCGTTTAATTGTGGTTTGTGGCCTACTTTTTTTCTTTGAATATCTACCGGGTCATCTTCGATCTCATCATCATCCGGCTCCTCCTCCATGTCTGACACGCTGTCTGTGCTTACCATGTTGTTGCCTTCAATGTAATATTCGTCACCATCTTCAACTGGATTCATGTCCAGCATCTGGCGAATTTCATTCCGGCTATAAACTCCAATTTTAAAATAGCCCTGAATTAACTGCATCTGCGTTAGCGCATCGGTACGCAACAAGGCTTTTTCATTGAACTTGCAGTAGTGAGTATTTGATTCCTCGCCGATAAAAAGTTTGTAGTTAAGTTCCTGCTCAATGTTTACGATTACCGGATTGAGGCTGTAAATCAGGAACTGCAAATTCTGTTGTTCCAGATTTGAGTAAGTTACTCCAGTTTTAAACGATCCACCTATGCCGGGAGGTACGCCAAAGATTCCGTAAATGTCTTCTTTTGTTGCGCTGATCTGGTCGAGGTATGCCGCATCTGTTGGCTTTAGTCCGATTCCTTTCAGTTCAAAGCCATGAGTAAAGAAAGGCATCTCACCGCGCGCATACCAGTTGTCCATCTGCTGCGCGAGATATTCCTGAAACTGTGCCTTGCCTTCGGTCTTCGGAAACTGCGTTAAATTAGAAGTCGCATAAACTGGTGGAGTCGTTGACAAAGTGCGATTACTATACTTGCGTAACGTGATTGCGTTTCCGATTGTGTCTGCATTTTGCTCAATAGTTGAAATGCCCAGCTTTCCATTACGCGAATATGTTTTAAAATGTAAAACGTCAAAATAATTTAACGGATTGCCTTTGTATGTGTAAACCGGGAACCCTTCCGGAGTTTCCATTACCTTGACATCTTCATGCAAAAGATAAAGAAATTCAGTCGGCACCATCTTCGGAGTGCGCTTTATGCCAATAAAGCAATCACCTTCCAGCTCAATAGTTTGCTCTACGAGTTTCCAAAATTGAAATGGCGTCTGCCATGCGTTCGGCCTGATGTGAACAAGTTTGTAAGCAGGATGATTGTAGTCAACTGTAAACTGATCACCATCATGTTTGATAACATTGCACGGCAACTGCGCAAGGGCGTCTGACTTTATGCGCAGACAAGTAAATACAGTTGCCACGCGCATCGCAGAATTAGGGCTGACAATTTCACCGCTCGATGATGCGCCGCCCGTGAGCATTGATTTTAAATAATCAAATGCAACTTCTTGATAGTTGCGCTGCTCGGAATTAGTGGTAGGAATATTGGCCCGCCATAAATTAGCAAGTAATCCGGAAGTGTTTTTAACAAACGTTCCTAAGCCCACGCGACAAAACTACAATGTTTTTTTATTACCATTTTTCAAACATCAATAAATATTTTTTATTATTTATTTTACTGAATTCAATTTCACCATAAAAAAACCCTCACCGTCATCTTGATTGCGGTACGTTTCCCACTCAGCGATGGCATTAATCAGCGCGCTCACGCCGTCAACTTTTTTGTTTTGGTTTTTTTTCGTCAACATGATATTGCCTTTGCTGTCTTTGATTATTTCAGATTGCGATACCATCCAGGATAAAACAGGATTTTCAAAATGCTCAAACATTGACTTGCTCGCCATCTCCTCCAGTTTCATCGTTGGATAAGATAAGAAACGCATCGTCTGGGCGAGGCTGTGCATTTCTATTCCGTACCCTGTTAAATCTTGCACGGCTCCG